GATGCTTGCTGACTGGTATGATGATGATGGAATAAAACATAAGGGATTTATTGACTCCACTCATCCAAGATGGGAAACTGAGAAAAGAAATCATCCTAATGCGTGGGATAACGTCGATGCAGTTAGTCCATCTAAATATAAAAGGAGTATGTGTGAAGACTTATTTGAGCTAATGAGAATGAATTTGATTGAGTTTCCTCAAGAATATGATCACAAAGGTCATATATTTGATGAGATAGATGGCGAAGTTAAAAGAATAGAGCTAACACAAGAAGAAGAACTTGCTTTGGCGAATATAGATATACTAAAAACAGAAATGACATCAATTCATAAACTAGGAACTAGAGATAACCCTAAATATGAATTGCCGAAAAATAAAGTTAGACGTATACACGATGATAGATTCTACTGTCTCATAATGTTGGCTAAGAGATTGGCTGAAATAAGAAGAAAAGATGAATTATCAAAATCAAGATCAAAGAAAAAATTCAACATAAACAACGCACAATCATGTGTTACATCGATATCACTCTAAAGAAAGGAGGTAGAAATGACAAAGAAGACTACGGTAAATGAGAATGAAGAATTCATTGTTGAAGTTGTTGATGAAGGAGAATCTGATGAAGCTTTAGTTGTAACAAGTACGAAAGACTTTACACAAGATCTGCTAAAGAAAGCAATGTCATCTTATGCTGGAAGCGAGAAAACATATTCTCAACAAGTAGATGAACGAGCTTTTATGAAGACATCTTTAACTGAAGCCAAGATAGAAGAACTCGCGTTTTTACCACAGGACAATATCGAAAAAGTCCAGCAAATTAATAGTTATATTGACCTTTATCTAAACAAAGATGATATCATAGGTAGGGTATATGAAATCATAGAAGCAAATACAAATGCAGATTTCCAGCTATCCTATCCAAAAGTAGAAGGTAGAAATAAAGAAATAAAACTAAAGAAAGTAAAAGATATAATAGATGAATTCAACAAGCAAATTGAGTTGGAAGAATTAATCATAGAGACTATACCATATGCATATGCAAACGGAAATAGAATGTTATATCTAAGAAAAACAAAATACGGTACATATCAAGTAGATAGATATCCACTAGGAATGGTTCAGTATTCATCTTATAAGGTAAATAATGAACCAGTTGTAGTATTTAGTTTGCCAGATTTGCTAGGTAGGATGACCGGACAAACATTAATTAGTCCATTTTCAACGAATTCACTAACGACTTTCGATCTTAGAATGTTTCCTGATATGGAAGATGAAATAAGAGAAAATTTTTCAACTGAAATTTATAGAGCTTATCTGGAAAGAAAGCCAACAGTTACATTAAACACTGACTTAACCGCTGTAATAAGAACAAACAATCGCGGAAAAAGATATGGAGTGTCTCCAATTTTCAAAGCATTAAATCCAGCACTTAAACTAGAAGTACAAGAGAAAAGTGATACAATGGACTCAAAAGCTAGAGGAAAGAAGATTATATTCCAGAGAATATCAGATAAATTATTAGGAGAAAATGGTGAAGATATAGATTTATCTCCATCTATATATTCTCACAATGAATTTGTTAAAGCTTGGAAGGGTGAGATTGTAGTTTACACAGGAGCACCTTGGGTTGAAGATGTAAAATATGTTGAGCCAAAACAATCGTCAGAGCATTCAAATGCACTTAATTATTATAGAAGTAAAGTTCTGTCTGCATTAGGAATAACTTTCTTAAATGGAGATTCAAAAACTGGTACAGCTACAGCTCAAATGTCACTTAATGAACTAATGAAAGAAATTGATAAGATAGCAAAACAATTATCAAACAATATAAATAAGTGGTATAAATATATTCTGAATGAAGCTGGGTTGCCAATTGAATATGCGCCTACAATCGAGGTTCTCGACTCTGAAATCATGAACTTGAGTATTAGGATGCAACTTGCAGATAGTTTATTTAATAAATACGGTGCATCATATAGATCTACGTATGAATTAATGGGCATGGATTATGAATCAGAGAAAGAAAAAAGAGAATCTGAGAACGAAGAAAACTTAGATAAGGAAGTATTCTACGCTAGACAAACAGCATTTACTTTCTCTGCAAAAGGCGAGGAAGATTATGTGTATGAAGGTAATGATGGTACGGATAATAAAGATAAACAGTCGAAAACCCCTCAGCAACAAACAAATGATGAAATTAGAAAAGAAGGTGAGACAGATGTTTAAATTATTAGCAGAAAATAAAAACTCATATTCTTACTTGGTAGTAATAGAAGGAGTTAAATACACTATAGAAGTTTCAAATAATGGTAAACTTTTAGATATATCGCCATATGTTATAAAAATGGAAGTATCTAGCAACAACAGAAGAATGGAATTTGGATAGGAGGCAATATGAAAGACAATAATATTATAGTAGCCTCTGGCAATAATGTAGAAGTATCACAGTCTGAAGATGGTTTATGTCTATATGTGACAGCTAATATGGGATTTCTAAATAACTATAACTTAAATGGAGTAATGTTGACAAACTCAGAAAAAGCAGATGAGTCTGTAAGAACTCTTATTAACAGACCAATAAAAGGAAAATTAAGAAAAGATTTTTTTGGAAATGAGAGATTTGGAAGCCATGAAGCATATGAAGACGAAGAAGGAAGATTGAGGTTCAACACTGAAACGATTGGAACTCACTATAATGCTTTTATACAGGATGTGGAAGTTCAGTTGTTGCATGGAAGCAGAGAAAAGGCAATTTTGCCATGTATGTTTGGTCAAGCAATTATTTGGATTGATGAATATCCTTCCTATGCAGAAGCTATAGTAAAATTATATTCAGAAGGAAGGCTTGGAACAAGCTGGGAATTATTTGGCAATGACTTTACTGATGATGGAGGACTAGCTGAATCTTTAGGAATTGATAATCCAAGATCTTATTCTTCATGGACTATGACGGCAAATACAATAATTGGGGTTCAACCAGCATATGGGGAGAATAGCAGAATAATTCATACATCTCAAGATGAAGATGCAAATAGAATATTATCCGAGGCACTTGAAAAAGACTTTTCACAAACTACAAGAAAAGAAGATTATGGTACTGGAAACTCAATAGAGATTGATAGATCCGTAGATTCTGCAAGCAACTCTTCTTGGGGTGACGTTAATAAAACTGATCTAAGGAATAAAGCATTAAAAGCAAAAAATTATAAATCTTTAGTGGATTTTATTTATTTAGATGTAGAAGAAAGCTGGGAAGATGCACCTAGTCAAAAATTATCTTATCCAGTAGGTCAAATAATTGGAGATAGAGCTGTATATAATATCAATGGAATACAATCAGCATTGGCATTTTTAAGAAATCCAAATACTGAAAATAATCCAGAGGTAAATAGAAAATTAAGAAAACTTTATGAAAAGTTTGACTTGGATACAAAAAACTTTAACTCAACCCATCATAACGATGATGAGGATGATTATAAAAACAATAGTGATAACCAATCTCAGAATCAAACTAGCGAATCTGAGAGTAATGGAAGGAGCACAGACATGGAAGAAAGATTAAAGCAACTAGAACTTGATCTTGCTGAGGCTAACCAGAAGCTTAAAGAATATGAAGAAGCTGGTAAGGATGCTGAGATCGCACAATTAAAAGAAGAGATGGAAACTCTTAAAACTGAGAAATCAGATGCAGAGGAAAAATTAGTTAAAGCTACTGAAAGTTTAGAAACTCTAACTTCTCAAGTTGAAGAATTAAAGCCTTACAAAGAGAAAATTGAAGTTATTGAAGCTGAAAAAGCCGAGACTGAAAAACAGGTTAAAATTGCTGAGTTGACAGAAATGGTGACTAAGGGCGATTATGTAACAAAAGAAGAATTAGAAACAAGCGAAGAGTTGAAAACTATGATTTCAGAATGCAATGAAGATGCTTTAAAAGTATTCAGAGCAGAAAGAATCTTAGAAAAGCTTGACGCAGAAGAAAAGAAGGATGTTGAAACTTCACAATCTAAAGAGAAAAATACTAGAAAAGACTTCTCAGAAGATACAAGAGTTTCAAAAGATGCTATGACTGATTTTTTAAATTTATAGGAGGAATAAGATATGTATAGAAGATTACAATCAAACTTTGGAAAAACAAAGAACGCAATGTTTACTGCTGGCGAAGCAATGGTTAAAGGTATGTTGGTAGTAAAAGATTACTCTGACAGTACTGTAAACTTACCAGCATCTGCAACAGCAGTTAATGTATTTATCGTAGATTTTGATCCAGAATACACTGGATTATT